TCCGTGCCGGCCGTAGAAAACATGCCGATCAGGATCTTGTGCATCGATCGAGCCTTGTGTCTGTGGCCAGACAGAACGGCAAAACAACAGTCATCCAAGCGCTCATTCTCTTCTGGCTAATTGAGATGCCAAAGATCCGCGGTCAGCGACAAACAGTTGTCTCACTCTCGCATCGTCTCGATCTTGCTTGCATGCTCTTTGAAGAGATCGCACCGATCCTAGAAAAGCGATGCGGCGCCAAGGTCATTATGTCCTACGGCCGCTATCAGGCGACAATGCCAGACGGCTCCAAATGGTATGTCAAAGCAGCGCGTCCCTCAGTCGGCCACGGCATGACAATTGACTTGGCAATCATCGACGAATTGTTTGACGTCTCCGACGAAGTAGAAGCAGGACTCTTGCCGGCTCAACGCGCCAGACGCTCACCCCTGACCGCCATGTTTTCTACGGCCGGCACGGAGGCGTCCAAGTTGTTTATCCGTCACCGAGAGAACGCGCTACGCCTTATCGATCTTAAGAAGCCTTCGTCGTTCTACTTTGCCGAATGGTCGCCCGAGCCTTCATTGGATCCGCTGCATGAAGCGTCGTGGTATTGGGGCAACCCAGCGATCGGACATTTCTTAACAATCGAAACTCTGCGCCAAGAATCCGAAGGCCCCGATCGAGCACTTTTCTTGCGCGGCTCTCTAAACATGTGGGTCGCCTCCGCTAACTCTTGGATCCCACACGGCCTATGGCCCGACTTGCTCTACGAAGGAGAAGTCCCTGCCGGCGGAGTTGTCGCCGTAGAAGCCTCCATGGACGACACCCGCTACTTCGCTACCCGCTCCGTCTTATTGCCCGACGGTCGCGTTGTCAACTCCGTGGCGTTTACAGCCGAAACACAAAAAGAGCTTTTAGAGCGCCTAGCCGAAATCGCCAAAGACCCATCGGTCAAGTTTGCGTTCTCCCCGACGATCGACGTGCTAGTCCAATCCGCTACGTTTGACCGTCGCCGAATAGTCGTCGGATACGGCGAGATATTGAAGTACACGCCAGTTGTCAAAAACATGATCCACGAAATGCGGCTCGTTCATACTGGCGAGGCCATGCTTTCTGAGCACGTTCAACGCGCCGTCCTAGTTCGCACCCAAGGCTCTATCGCCGTCTCGTCCCAGAAGTCACCCGGGCCGATCGAGTTATGCCGCACCCTCATCTGGTCGGCAACATTGGCCTCACAAAATCGAGTCACCCAAAAGCCTTCACTAGTCATCGTTGGCAACTAACATCCAGTCGGCGCCGCTCGTGAGCCCTACCTTTCGTCGGGATCGGAAACGCCTCCGAGCGGTTGCCACCATAAACGCGCTAGATGTGTCATGCTCTAGGGATGGCGTTCTTCAGTAAATCGCAACCACTAGAAACGACGACCGACTCGTCAATCAAGGCAGCCGTCGGAGCATCGTCCTACAACATCGGCTTCTTCGCGTCGTACACAGACGGGACTCGCAGAGCCCGTGCAATGACTCTCCCAGTTGTCGCAAGAAGCCGCGATCTTATTTGCACAACAATCTCACAACTTAAACTTGAGATGTATCGCGAAATGTGGAACGGCGATGAAATGGAAGAAGTTCCACTCGCTCCCCGTTCATGGTTGTCACGAATTGACAAAGGCGTTCCAAACGACTTCATCCTAAGTTGGACAGCAGACGACCTCATCTTCGAAGGGCGAGCCTTCTGGTATGTAGACCCAAATGATCGCACCGCCGACGGCTACCCAAACAACTTCACCCGACTCCCTGCCGCCATGGTACAAACACTCGATCAAGCCGGCCCGATCTGGTTCGGCCCATCCAAACAAATTGTATTTAACGGCGTCCAACTAGATCCGCGCGACGTCATCCAATTCATTTCGCCAATGCAATCCTTCAACTCAGCCGGCACACGCGCGGTCGAGACGGCACTTCGTGTTGAAGAATCAAGGCTCCGCGCGGCGCAGTCAGTTTTGCCAAGCGGATATCTCAAACAGACTGGAGGGGAGCCGCTTAGTTCGGCCGAACTTAACGATCTCGCTCAACAATTTAATATCGCGCGCACGTCTGGAAATAATACGGCCGCGCTCAATGAGTTCATTGAATATGTCGCTACCGATGCCAGCCCAGATAAACAAATGATGATTGAGTCCGCCGACTACTCGGCCCGAGACATTGGCCGCATTCTTGGCGTCCCATCTTTCCTTCTGTCGGTATCAATCGGCGCATATTCCTACCAATCCAGCCAGCAATCTCGCATTGATAACTGGACGTACGCGTGCTCACCAATAGCACAATGCATCGCTTCCACGTTGTCATCCGACAATGTTCTTCCGCGCGGAACCTTCGTCCGCTTTGACACTTCGGACTATCTCTCCGAGGCATACCTTGGCGGAGACATGCCAGACTCACGCGACATGCCAGAAGATTCAGATATCCCCCAAACACCAATCGCACGAAATTAGGATCACGCCATGATTAGATTCGGATCAGAAGCATTCACCATCGACGCGGCCGCAGGCGATACGCCACGCCGCACAATCTCGGGAATTGCCGTCAGATACAACACCCCAGCAAAAGTCTCGGACGGATCCATGGTGGCTTTCGCCCCCGGCTCCCTCCCAGTCGACGGCCGCGCACCCGTCCTCCAAATGTTCCACGATTCCAGCAAAGTAATCGGCACCGTGACCGAACGCGTAGAAACCGAAGAAGGAATGCTTTTCTCCGCAAGGATTAGCGAAACCGTTCTCGGCTCAGAAGCTTTGGTACTTGCCAGCGATGGCGCCCTCCGAGAAGTGTCCGTAGGAGTGACCCCGATCAAGTTCAAATATGACAAAGAAGGCGTCATGGTTGTCACGGCCGCACGTTGGGACGAACTCTCGGTCGTAGCCCAAGGCGCGTTCGATGCCCCGATCTTGGAAGTCGCCGCGAGTATCCCACACGAAGAAGAAGAAATAAGTACTATTGAAGAAGCAGCACCTCAACAGGAGACAGAAACAATGAACGAAAAAGTCGAAGCCCCAGCCGTAGTCGAAGCATCTGCCGCGACACAAACCATTTTTGCAACCGCGAAGCGCGAGTTTAAAATGCCATCAGCCGCCGAATACATCTCGGCGTTTATGTGTGGCGGAGATCAATGGCGAGCAATGAGCGAAGGCATTCAGGCCGCAGCACCGAACGTCCTCACCACCGATATTCCTGGTGTTTTGCCATTGCCAATCGTGCAACCTGTTTACAACAATTTCATCGGCCGTCGTCCAGTCATTGACGCAATCGGTGTAAAAGCAATGCCACAAGGCGGCAAAGTATTCATCCGCCCAGAAGTAACAACCCACACTTCAATTGGCAATCAGGCAACTGAGAACACCGCACTAACGCAAGGCACTTTCGTCGTTACCGACAACCAAGTTACAAAAGGTACGTACGGCGGATATGTGACCCTCTCCGAACAATCAATCGACTGGAGTACACCCGAGATCATCTCCCTAGTTCTTGATGACATGGGTCGCATCTACGCAAACGAAACCGACAACGTAGCCGCAGACAACTTGAAGACTGGCGCAACCGTAACTCGTAACTTCTCGGCAGCATCTGTCTTGGATCCTTCCTATTGGGCTTCATGGATTTCGGGTGCAGCACAGACAATTTTGTCTTCAAGCAACGGCAACCTTCCAACTCACATTTTTGTCAACCCAGAATGGTGGGGATTCTTGCTCGGCTTGAGCGACACATCGGATCGTCCGTTGTTCCCACAGATCGGCCCAATGAACGCATTTGGCAATCTTGCACCGGGACAAGTTAACGGCGTTGCATTCGGCTTGCAGGTTGTCGTTGATCGCAACTTCGCAGCAGACACGCTTATCGTCGGCGATGCATCTGGTTACGAAATCTTTGAACAGCAGAAGGGCGCGATATCGATTGACGTCCCGTCAACCTTGTCACGCACGATTGCCTTCCGCGGCTATCTCGCAACATTAATGATTGACTCTTCCAAGTTCGTCAAAGCCGCAATCGTCGCATAATCTGAAAGAGAGGCCAACATTATGGCCGTCTATCAGGTCATCAGTAAGCAACTTACGTCGAACTACGCCGTCCTTCAACTTCTCACCCCTGCGGAGTTGGAGGTCGGCCAGTCGATCACCGTTGCAGCAGTAGACGCGACGTTCAATGGGACATACACCATTCGATCGCTTCCGTCTTACGAATACATCGGCATTGACGACGAAGGCGACTTAGAGTTCAACCCTCTAATCACAATTCCAAACCAAGTTCTGTATGCCCGCACAGCGGCCGACGTAGCCCGTCAAGCCGCATCCGGAACCCTGACATCAACTCCAACTTGCTCGTGGATAACGGCAACCGACATTGAGGACTGGTTGGGAATTGGAACGGCCACGGCCGCCGATGCAACCTTCCTGACTATTTGCGCTTCAAGTGCTTCTCAATTTTGTTGGCGCCGAAGAATGGAAGCCGGCTATGTCGACTCCCTTACGACCGTTCCATCGCAGGATGTCAAACTTGGAACGATCATGTACGGCGGAGCGTTGTACCGTCAGCGCGGATCTATGGATTCTTTCGCATCTTTCCAGTCCATGGGAACCGCTCCAGTCATGGGCCTCAATGGAATGATCCGCCAATTGTTAGGCATTGACCGTCCGCAGGTTGCCTAGTGCCAGTCCCGACCTACACCGATCTATTCAATGAGGGCTACGACGACCTAGTCGCCAAACTGCAGACCGTTGTCGGACTCCAAGTTGTAAACGATCCGCGCAACATCGTTCCGCCGTGCGTGTTCGTCAACATTGATTCCATTGAAGGCTTCAATTACAACATCGCCAAACTTACCTTTACACTCCAGATCGTGACGCTTGGCCCCGGCAACCTAGACGCCCAGAAGTCCCTCCTCAACATGCTGGCTCAGGTATACGCGCTCAACATCGGCATCATCTCAGGCCGCCCCACAAACGTCGACATCGGCGGATCCATGCTGCCGGCATACGAACTTACCGTCGCAACCCAAGTCCAAACGGCGTAATCCACACCTAGCGCCCGAAACTATGTCAAACTAAAACCACAACTCAAGGAGCAATCATGGCAACCTCAACTATCCTCTCCAATCCAACCGTCACATTGGGATCAACGGCACTCACCGGGTGGTGTACATCTGCCACATTGACTCGCACCGTGACGGCTCTAAATGACACCGTTTTTGGCGATACAGCAAACACTTTTACGGCTGGCCTTGAAGACAACGAATGCACGCTTACTCTTTTTCTTTCATACGCAGCCAGCGCCACTTACGCAACACTCGCGCCATTGGTCGGCACCAAAACAACGGTTATCGTTAAGCCAACTTCGGCAGTCGACTCGGCAACAAACCCTGGCTTCACGTTGACAAACTGCTACCTTGAATCGTTGCCAGTTATCTCGGCTTCGCTCGGCGAATTGCAATCGATCGATATAACGCTAATGGGTGGCGTTTACTCAGCCGATACAACAAACCCATAATCACGGCCGTCCTCGGCCCGACACAAGGAGAACCATGAAGATCAAACTCAGCCTCACGCGCGGAGAAGTCAAAGAACAACTATCCACAAACCTATTCGTCATTGCCGAATGGGAACGCCTAGAGAATCGTCGAGTGTCAGACGGACGCGGCATTGGTGCATCCGATCTGGCGTGTTGGGTACACACGCTGCTCGTCATCAAGGGCGAGAAACTTCCAGCAACTTGGCGCGAATGGTTGAAAGAAAACCCAGACGTCGAGATCGCAGCGGAGGACGCAACCGATCCAAACCCTACGGACGCGGCTACCGCCGGCAACTAGCCGAACTGGTAGTCGCGACGGGATGGGCTCCGACGTTCTATGCGGATTCATTTGACGCGCGCGACCTTCAAACAATCATTAGAGTCCTTAATGACCAAAGCAAAAAAGGACGCAAATGAGAGACTCAGCCGGCGGCATTGAAGCACGGATAGAAGTGTTCGGCCTTGGTCAAGCGCTCAAGGATCTCAACAAGATCGACAAAGTCCTTCGCCGTGACATCACCAAGGACTATAAGCGCGTTACCGCTGGACTCGTCTCGGACATCCAATCCGCAATTCCACTCAACTATCCGCTCTCGGGATGGCAGCGCCAATGGAATCTTCGCGGCCAATACCAAGTCTTCCCATGGCCGACCGATCATTCCGTCAAGGCATACATCAACACCAAAGCGCCCAAAGAAGTATTCGGTGGCAAAGTAAACCTCTCGACCTTCGCCGTTAAATGGCTTGGCGCCGCAGCCGCGTTCTTTGACTTTTCCAAAAGTAATCAAATGGGCGCCGCACTAACAGCCAAGTACGGCGACCCGTCGCGAGTAGTGTGGAAACAGTACGAAGCAAACAAGAGCGATCTTGAAGTAGAAATGGCGCGAATCGTTGACCGCGTCGGAGAAGCTTTGAGCCGCGATCTAAGCGCAAGGTAAACCCATGGCCGTCATCCTCCCAATCATCAGCGAATACGATCCCAAGGGCGCCAAAAAAGCAATCGCCCAATTCAAGCAACTAGAAACCTTTGGCGAAAAAGCAAACTTCGCAATCAAAAAGGCAGCACTCCCAGCGGCCGCCGCCGTTGCCGGCTTAGGCGTAGCACTTGTAGGAGCAACTCAAGCCGCTATGGAGGACGCAGCCGAACAAGCGAACCTTGCGCTCGTTATGCAGAACGTCACGGGAGCAACCGACGCACAAGTCGCCGCTCAAGAAAAAGTCATTGCCGCAATGTCAAGGGCATCTGGCACGGCAGACTCCGAACTCCGTCCAGCCTTTCAAGCGCTTCTCGTAGGCACCAAGGACATCACCACAGCCAACACCGCTTTAGCGCTCGCACAAGACATCGCACAAGGCTCTGGCAAGGATCTAGCGACCGTCTCCGATGCTCTCGCCAAAGCCTACGGAGGCAACTTCAAAGCCCTCGGACAACTCTCCCCAGAGATCAAAGCAATGATCAAAGACGGCGCATCTCTCGACGACGTGATGAATGTGCTTGGCGGAACCTTTGGAGGAGCCACGGCCGCAGCCGCAGAAACCGCCGCAGGCCGCATGAAGATCCTGAAAAACTCACTAGACGAAACTAAAGAATCAGTCGGCGCCGCTCTCTTGCCAGCCTTTGAAGCCGTCCTGCCAGTCATCCAAAAGTTTGCAGACTGGGCACAAGCAAACCCCGGAGTCTTCTTGGCCATTGCCGGCACAATCGGCGCTATTGCCGTCTCAATTATGGCCGTTAACTTTGCTATGGCGCTCAATCCGTTCTCGGCTATTGCAGCCGGCGTAGCCGCACTTGTTGTTGGAATAGCAATCGCTTACAAAAAGTTTGAGGGCTTCCGAAACATTGTCAACAGCGTTATCAACTTTATTATTGGCGGCTTTGAGAATCTGGCTAACGCGTGGATCATGGCAATCAACGCACTCATTAGGGCATACAACGCCATACCGTTCGTTGACAACGTAGGAACCATTGAGCACATCTCTCTCGGCCGTATCGGTGCAGCACAAGAAGCAGCAATGGGTGGCGTTGGCGGAGTCCGCATGATGGCCACGGGAGGCATCGTGACCGCTCCGACTCTGGCAATCGTGGGTGAGAAAGGGCCAGAAGCCGTCATCCCATTAGACCGCATGAAGAACGAAGGCGGACAAAACATCACCGTCAACATCACCGGCGGCATATCAACCTCGGCAGAAATCGGTCGCGCCGTAGTCAACGCCATCAAAGCAATGAATCGTGTAGACGGCCCAGCACAAATCCAAGTCGCCTAATGGCCGCCACAATTGTTCAATCGGGATCCTACGATCTTCTTATCGACACGGGCTTCTTAGTTGACGCCTTCACACTTGACGACACAACCAAAGGCGTCCTAGATAACACCAAATACGTGCTCAACGGTACGACCCAATATGCATCCGTAATTGACGGCTCCACAACTATCAGCGTCAATCGCGGGCGTCAAGATACAGGCGACCAATTCACCGCCGGCTCAATGACCTTCAACCTTCTGGACGGCTACGCCGGGGGGGTGTTCAATCCGTTCAATCAGGACAGTCCATTTTTCGACAGTTCTAACGATCAACCCGGATTAGCCCCAATGCGAAACGTAATCCTCACACGCGAAGGCGAAGAACTCTTCAACGGCTACATCGTTGACTACATGTATGACTTCTCGCTTGGAGGATTAGATAGCGTCAGCGTCACTTGTGCCGATCGCTTCTATGTCCTATCCCAGACATACATGGCCGAATACAACGTCTCGGAAGAACTTGCAAACGTACGCGTAGAAGCCGTCTTAGACCTTCCAGAAGTCAACGCTTTTCAATTACCCGGTGAACGAAATATAGAAACTTCTACGATCACCCTCGGCGGAGCAGCCGCCTACACCGTCCCCAACGGAACATCCGTAGCCGCCTACATGGCTAAAATAAACGAATCCGTCCAAGGCAGAATCTTTGTAGCGCGAGACGGCACGTTCACTTTCCAAGATCGAATTGGAACAACCCTCTCCGCATCCGTAGCCGACTTCCACGACAACGGAACCGCAATTCCTTACGACCAAGTAGGAATCTCATTTGAAGCAAACCAAGTCGTCAACCGCGCATCCGTAACCCATGCCGGCGGCTCCCCACAAGTCGCCCAAGACCTAGCCTCCCAAGCGACCTACTTCATCCAAACAACCTCAATCTCCGATGCGCTACTTCACAACGACACCGCCGCCCTAGACCTTGCCAACTATCTTCTCGTAGCCGAACCCGAGGCACGATACACAAGCGTCTCCACGCCGTTCTATTCACTGACAAACGCTCAACGCGACACCGTGGCCGTCATTGAGATCGGCAACACGATCACCATAGAAAAGTCCTTCAACACGGGCAACACCACGACGTCACTAGCCCAAGAATTAGCCATCGAAGGCATCCAACATCAGATTGACCTATCTACAGGCCATCGGATAACCCTTTTCACAAGCCCAACAACACTCGTCTACGAACTCATTCTTGACGATCTCATATATGGCACAATCGACACCGAGAATGTCTTAGGATAGGAATCACTATGGGAGCAAACGCCACAACATTCGTCCCGGCCTACGTCGCCGGCGAAGTCCTCACCGCAGCCGATCTAAGCGTCACGAACAGCGGCGTACCCGTTTTTGCTACAACGGTTACGCGCGACGCGGCTTTTGGTGGCACGGGCGAAAAGACACTTGCCGAGGGGCAGTTTGCTTACATCGAGGCGACTAACACGACGCAATACTACGATGGCGCGGCTTGGCAGGCCGTAGGCGCAAGCGCCCTTACTTTTATCAACCGCACAAGTTTTAGCAATGTTGCGAGCCAAATTTTTGACAATGTTTTTACAAGCACTTACGCG